TATGCAAGTAACAGTACCAATAACGGGGTACGCCTTACAGGCCGTTCCTTTCTTAGTAATCCCAATACAGGATGCTTTTATCACAGCACCCACAGCTTGTATAGTATCCCAACCCAAACTATCTGCCACTATGAGCCTGTGATGGCCGTCATGGAGAGTAATGGAACCATTCTCATGTACGCTAATATGAATGGGGGGAATCTCGTTCCCTGCGGCCATCCATTCAGCCAAACTTGTGTTATCTTCCATGAGCTTATCGGCCAACCTCTGCTCCTCAATCGTAGACATCAGCAACGCCACAGACATGGGACCCTCTTCTCCCTCAGGGGTTAGCGGAGGCATAAAATCGGGTATGCCACCAACAGCAGGCATTTTCTCTTCAGCGGGTTGACCTCGCACTTCTTCAGCCGAGATACCTTTTCCATTTAAATCTTCTTGAGTGAACCGAGTTTGTGGCACCCCAAAGTTGGCCGTCTTGTTCTCGGCCTTAGCATGTCTATCTTTAATTAGTTTCATTTCTTCCTTTCGCTCGTGGGGGGCCGAAGCCCCCCGCAAGACTTCCTATTAGCTAGGCTTGATATCCGTTAGCAGAGCTTGTCGTTTCCTATTGGAAATAGCAAGTTCTCCATACGATACCATCTTCTTGATACGCACGTCCTGGTTAGCAGGCTCGAGCCAATCGCTCATCCTGAACCAGTTACTGCCAAGCTTGTACAACGTGATGTACTTCATGTTCAACATATACATAGTATCTGTCTTACAGTTCCGATCAAAAGAGATCGGAGCATTATGGAACATGATGGTTTCAAACCCCTGATTCGCCATTGTCGGATCAACGAAACGTTGAGACGATGTGAACAGCGAGTCAATCTTACCATAAACGGCCTGAGTAGTAAAGATGTTCGTAGGAAAATCATTACCTTCAGAAACGTTCAAGTAAGGGGTACGAAGCCCAGCAAATGTCACAGTAGCCGAAGTTGCTGTAACGTCTGCCTTCCACCAAGCGTTTGAAGCGGCAGCAATTCCGCCAAGAGTTCCAGTTGCAGAGATCAGGTTCTGAAGTCCATTAAAGTCCTTAGAACTGTTACCTGTCCCGTCTCCGAAGAACATTTCATCAAACGACTCAGCTATTGAAAGCTCAGCGCGTTCTAGTTCCTCCTCAACGAGTCGGCCAACTGCCGCTGTACCAGAGTTCTTAGCGATGTCAATTTCTGACAGCTTAACGGTAGCGTAGTACTGCTTCCAGCTATATTGCGCGACGGTAGTGCCTTCATCTTCGTCGGTGAGGAAAGTGTCGCCCTTGGAGTACGAACCCTGGTTACCAGTTTCCGCATACATGAGCCTGACATCAATCTGTGTCCCACCATCGAGAGTCTTAACATTACCGAAGGTGTTAATAGCGAACGAAAGCGGCTTTGACGTAAAGACGTTATCCTCCAAAGTGGGGATATACTTCTCCATCGTCGCCGTAATCAAGCGATCAAATGATGCATTGCCAGCCATAATACCTCCTTGTTAGTTTATTTTTGAGGACTTAAACGCCCTCTTCCGCAAGTGCAGATTCCCAAGCCTGGGCCACAGTGCTAAAATATTCTACAGGAGTCTCGATAGTCTCACTATTCGGGCCACTAGAGTTGGACGAGGAAACTAGTTCCACGTTCTTCGCCCTAGCGTTGGTTGCATTCTTAGCTTGAATGAGACGGTAGACTACATAACCAATGTCGTTCGTCTCCCACTCCTGAGCCTTCTCCAAGATGTGTTGTTTGTCAGCATTGCTGAGAGCGGGAAGGTTATATTCCTTCTCGACCGCTACAAAGATTTCATTCAACTGTCTCAGAGAACTCTCGTTTTCAAACGCTTGAATGCGAGGGTCAGCAGCCAGCTTCTCAGCCAGCTTCGCCTCTATCAGAGCTTCCATGTCTTGGTCAGCTTTCGGGGCGATGTCGCCCGTAATATTCTGCCTAGCCATGAGCCTCTGAACTGTTCCCGCATAGTCCTCCTCGAGGGCTTCCCATAGGGTAATAGCATTATTGTGTTCCTTTTTCAGTTCAGCCACTTCTTGCGTGCCTCGGGTATAGTCAGCTTGTCTCTGATATCCCGCAATGAGTTCGGTCTCATCCACTTGGGACTTGACACCATTCACTGTTACCTCGAAAGATTGACTCTCGTCTTGATCTTCCTCAGCCTCTGTTGACTCGGAGTCGGCAAACAAGTTGACTCCTTCGTCACTCTCGACAGCAGGTTGTTCCTCTTTGGGGGGATCGACAAGCAACGGGGTTTCGGTGACGCTTGAAGGCGTCTCCTCAACAGGCTCTTCAAAGCCCGTCTCTTCCTGTGCCTGCGCGAACGCCTCATCAAAGCTGAGTCCTGCGGCATTTTCAGTCATTATATAATGACCTCCTTCATTATTAGGATACTTTGTACCCTAAACCTTTTAAATTAAAACGTATGTAACATGTCCTGCGACTAGCGTGGCATCAGACATTGAAAGATTCAATGCTGCGCCTGCTACGGTTTCCAAGAGACCATAGTCACTATCAATCTCAATAGTAGCCTGATCTGCCATGTCCATAGCGCCAGAAAGCGCAGTAGTAGCAGACTCCCAGGTAACAGTATTGGCACCACCAGCAGCATTAAGCGAGTAGCCTAAGACACGAATCTTCTTACCCGAAACGGCAGCAACGACGACGTTCCTGTCGCCTGTAGCGTCAGAGAAGCTCGCAAACTTTACGGTTTCACTGTACCTACTCTGCGTAGCGCTCATACTAGAACGTATGAAATATGTCCTGCCACTAAGGTGCCACCCGTCTGCAGCAAATCCAGGTCCTCATTAACAGCGGTCTCAAAGAGACCGTATGGACTAGACGCAGAGATGGTTGCATTGTCAGCAACCTCCATAGCACCAGTCAAAGCGGTCGCCCCGCCATAAAAGGAGAGGTCGGCCTCCCCGCCAGCGGCGTTGAGCACATAGCTCAGCACACGAATCTTGTACAGAGTCTCAGCAGTCTTGACTGGGTTGCTAGCCGCATCACTGTCAGACCAACTGACAAACTTCACGTTTTCGAAAGCATTGGCTTGAAAATCACTCATATTTCACCTCCTTAGTACTGCCTACTTGGCAACATGCCAGAATTAGCAGGGTTAATCAAATCTTGAGGCGGGCCAGCATTCAAGTTGGGTGTCCCCTCGGGGGTACCAGAGGGTCCTCCAGGACCGCCAGCAGCCCCACCAGCGCCTTGCGCCGCACCCGCCTGTGTAGCAGCAATGTCAGCTTCACGCTGCTGCTGCGCTAGAGCAGCGGACTGTGCCTGCGCCGCATCTGGTTCGAAGAGCGCATCCACATCCTTGATACCTTCCGCCTCAAACCACATCTCAAGCATGCGCTTGAGGTTGAATGGGATACCGTACTGTTGGAGTACTTCCGTGGCACCCATCATCATCTGAGTCATCTGCATGAGCTGCTGTGCACGCACCTGCGGGTTGCGAAGCTCAGTCGAGCCACGCTCCACTTCGACACGGTAACGGCCATCGAAAATCTCAGGGTTGGGGGTCAGTATGACTGGCCCCGCCTGTGGGTCGTTGCCTGATGCACGGTTGAGCTGCTCAGCTTCCTTGCCCGAAATAAACATGGTCATCTCTTCGAAGGCTGTAGTGGGCAACACGTCCCGTATGATATCTAGGAGAACTTGGCCCACCTGCCTAGCAGCAGTCTCCACCTGCAGCAGCTTATGGCGTGTGCGAATGTTCGTAGCGCCTTCAATAATTGAGGCTTCCGTCGCTGTGCGTGATATATTCTGTGGGACCCCACGCAAATACTCGTTAACACCAGTAATCTCGTTTACGTCTGCGCGCATGCGGTCGTCCAGAGCATAAGAGTCCTGCGAGAGCGGGACAGGGACGATTGCCTGTATAATGGATTCAATGGGTTCGTTGCTCTCCACCTTAATGACGTCGTTCACAATACCCGAGCGCATAGCCTCGAGAGCGTCGTCGCTGAGGCGGTCCTCGTTAACAACCCACTTCATGACGTTCCGACGCCTATGCGTCATCATTTGCGACCTAGTCTTGTTGATCTCTAACTGCAGGGAACGTATCTGCTCAAGCTCACCAATATGGTACGGTGAGTTGGGCATACGGTAGTTGGGGACTTGGATAATGGGACAAGTAATCTGCTCCACATAGCGGACAGCAGTGGACGCACCAGGGAAGAAGGAAATCATCCACCTCTCCTTGATGTCGTAAAACTCGTATATTGTCACCCAGCCGTCAAGGTTCGCGAACCGCTCCTCATCTTCAGGAGCCATGTTCTGCTGGTCTATGCCAATGCCTTCGAACTGGTCCTTGTCTGTAATCTTATACCGCTCGTCGTTCTTGACTTCCTCAGCGGGCACGAGGATGCGTTGACACACCCAGCGGGCATTATGAATGCCGTCGCTATACGGGTCCACCCACACGTCCCACGGGGACAGTCGTTTGACAGCAAACTCGGCTACCTTGACACGGCCTTCGCCTATAGGGTTGCCTGCCTCATCGAACGTGGGGAGGTCTACGATTTCGTAGCCTGCCTTCAGGTAGCCGTCGCCTAGGACGAGGTTGTCCCACACAGCGTCGGCCAAGGCCAGCTTACCCATGACCCTGTGGTCACGCCAGATGCGGTTCATGAACGTGGCAAGCACCACGCTGTTCTCAGTCGTAGCTTGCTCTGAGTCAGGTTCGACTATAAAGGTGGGGTCCTCATCAGCCACGAAGGGGACGAGGGTGTTGATGGTTGAAAAACTGATGTTGACGTTTACGAGGTCAGCAGTCTCGTCGTCAGTGTTATAGGAGCCATACGAACCAAGAGCACCATACTGTTCGACGCTCTCACGCCAAGTGTCCTCACGTTCCTGTTGTCGGAACTTCTGCCCAAAGATGAGACGGTCACTGGCCTGCTTGAGCTTCTCCTCCATGTCCTTGCCAAGAGATTTGCGAATCTTCTTGGGTCGTGCAAAACCTATTGTTTCTGGCATTAAAGTCCTCCGTTAGTCTCTCTGTATTTCTTGTCTCGATGAACGCCCATAGCAGGAGCGAACTTAGCCGCCTTAGCGTTTTCAGGCACAGGATCAGCCAGACCTGCTTCCCGACGAGCCTTGTACATGCTATTCACATACTGTCGCTCACCCATGTCCCCAAAGACGCCTTCGCCTTTGTTCTCACGTTTTAAAGCTTCGATACCTGTCCTAACCGTTTTAACCTTGTGATGGAAACAAAGGCCATCACGATTCAACGATCGTGTGCACCCTTCAATTTCACACATGTTACTTCTTTGTGGTCAAGTAAGTAGCGCCGTCAAGAGGCTGCTTTTTGCCACGGTCACGATGCAACTCGTGTCCAACCCGTTCGGCGTCAGACTTCTCTGAGAACTTCTTCCCAGAATAGGCCTTACCCGCATTCGGGTTGACCCTATCATGCCCAACAACAGTACCGCCACCGCGCACAGGGCTAGGCCGATTAGTCAGCGCCCTATGAGGGGTAAGATGATCGCTGCCCGAGCTAGAGTTCTGTCCATCCAGATTGGCAGGAATCTTCCCGCCCTTCTGAGTTATGGAAGGACCCTTCTTTGCAGCTCCACCTTCGCCTTGCTCACGAGGGTTGTGGCTAGTAGACTTCTGTCTGCCAGCTCCACCTTCACCTTGTTCAAGATTCGGTCTCGTCATATATTAATCACTCCTATTATTAGTCTATTATGTATTCTCTTTAGGGAACACGAAAGTCTTTCTGATAACAGTCGACTCCCTCTGCCCCAAAGGCTTATCAAGCTCTTGGGCGTTTGACAGTACCTCCTCTTGGAAGAGCATCTCATCAATCTCCCCATGCGTAGGGGCAAGTACCTTATCATCACGCCACAAGTTCGCATACTTGGGCGAGTCAAGAACCCCCTGATATGCGATCAGGTTGCCCATCACGACGTCGTCGTGCCGTCCTGACGTGGCTCCATACGATCCTTTACCATCTGCAATAAACGTTTGGGCTTCGAGGGCGAATTCAGGGTCGTGCAGAAGGACTTTACCTTCACGTAAGGCATGATAGTAGTCATTAACCATCTTGGGTTTCGTGGTCGGGGTGGTAAGCCACCCGTAACGAGGAGTTCTATCGTGAGATCGGAACTCCGCGATCGTGTCCATTCTATAAAGGCGAGGGTACACGCGGTCTCGATAGAGACGGTCAAGTGGTAGGACACCTGCGTTGTTGCGTTCCACGATTGCGAGCGCCCTAAAGTAGAGAAGGCCAAGCCAATCAATGAGTTCATCCAAATAGGAAACGGGCATTCCCGTCTTGCAAGATACCATTTGCTCCCCCGTATTAGCGTCGTAGACAGTAACATAACTAAGGTCGCCATGCTCAAGACCCTCAGCGACATCCGCACCAACCACATAATTGGGTTTGTACTTAGGCCTGTCGTCTTCGTCTCGTATAACTTCGGGAGCAACCCATTGGTAAACCTCGATGTCAGCTTCCTCATCCTCATCAATCTCCTCGGCGCCTTCGCCAATATGCCACGCGAACTTCGCATGGGGGGTAATCTCCTCATAACAGTCCATGACTATATCAGAGCCGTAGGCGACACGCCCAGATTTGGCGAACGCCTCCTCAGGATTCGACGCATACTCTTGGAAAAACAGCCACTCACGGCCCTTAAACGACCTTCTAGCACGCTCATACCACTCCGCATCGCGACTCTCAACCACGCTCCACGGGTAGAATATGCCCTCCCACACACTGTCCTTATCAGTGCTATCCAACCATATGTCGTGGAAAAAGTTGCCCATACCGTTCGCAGTGGAGAAGATCATGGCGGGGCCGTAAACCAGCGGTTCGACGGCACCCCAAATCCCCTCAGCATAATCCATAAACGCGCACTCGTCAAGCAGAGCGCCATACACTGCGTCACCACGGCCCGTACCCTCAGTAGCGGGCACGCTTTCAAGGTAGGAGCCGTTATCGAACTCGAGTACGGTTTGCGTCTGAGACACGATACTAGGTATCTCATCCTGGAACCACGCAGGGAGCCTATTATAGGCATATTTCGCCTTGGCGAGCATCTTAATAGCAGCACCCTCGTTTCTCGAGACGAACAGCCACGGATGCTCCACGTTGAATATTGCGTCGTGGAAGGCGTCGGCCACACCGAGCGTCGTCCACCCAATCTGTCTGGCCTTTAGTCCCACAACAAGCTTGTTGATGTGCAGGCGTTTAGATACGTGGAGCTGGGACTCTCTAGGCTCAAAGAGTGTAGGACCCTGTCCAACGACAGGTATCTTATAGAAGTTCTTCCAAAAGAACTCTTTAGAATACTTGGAAGCCGCTAAGAGCTGCGTTTTATTCAATTACGTCCAACCCAGCCTTCTTCAATGCAGCAGTGATCTCTTCAATCATCTCACTACTAAAGTCGACCTGGTCCTTCTTCTCGTCGCCTATGTCAATATGCGCTAGCAGGATTTTTGCCGCACCATTACTCTGTGCAGGCGGGCCATGCATGACCGTATCCATGAGCTTATTGAGGATGTCAGGGTACCACCGTGACCCCCACTCTAACTTCAAACCTCTCAACTTCTCCTGGAATGCACTCTCACTCTCCCAGTTGTACAGGGTACGCGCCGTAACCCCCAGATGCTCAGCCATCGCCTCCTTGGTCGCAGGCTCACGCTGGCCTGGGGGAGTCATAATCCACTCCAAGTATTCGAGTTTAACGGCTGGATCAATGTACCTATTTGCCATTTTGTTCCTCCAAAATGCCTTTATTCGCCATAGTATATCCTTTCATTACAATCGTCGCATCCGCATGCGCCAATGCGATCTTCTAAAATGGGGGCGCGGCGAAGGGAAGCCCAAAGTGTGATGAGGTCGTGAGCTGACTCTATTGGGCCAATTTCTACTTCTGCCACACGAATAGCCTTCTGATATGCACTCTCGTCCTCTTCGTCTTCCTCGAGGAAAGCCTCCCACGACTCACGAGTACCAACCATTTGGTCCTCTTGAGTGCAGTTAAAACACTTATAACTAATGATGATATGATGAGGTGCCTCTTCGATTTCCGTTTCCTCGTATACGTTCTTTACAGTGATAGGATTCCTACACGCCTTGTTCTTACAATAAGTGAGAGGCTGCAATGTCATGTTGGACATTACAGCGGTCTGTTAATGTGAATGTCTTCGTTAATTGGAACGAAGTTTTCGGGTTGTTTTTCGCGCCAATTACGGTACCACGGTATGAGATAACGTACAAATGAAGTGTTAGAGTTGATGTCTCGCAGCTCACGCAGGAACTGCTGTAACTCGACCTGTTCGGCGTCAGTTAGAATTGCCATGTCTATATCCTCCTCGATTGTGAGAGGGAACGGAGCGTACTCGACGTGCCCATCCTCAAATTTTATGCGCTGCACACCACCCGCACAAGGGGGTGTCAGCCAGCCTTTCGGCCACATGTCCACATGGACATGATTCCAATGCGCATCATTATAGCGCCACGTCAAAATATTACGTACATGACTACCAAACGTCATTCTCAAATCAGCAGCGAGCGTGTCTTGAAGCCCCTTATCGGGCGTGTATATGTCTCCAGCATTACTCCACGAGTGCTGGCTATACGTCTGACTTCCTGAGATTTTACGACAGTTGGTAACCCCAATAGCTAGGCCATATTTGGCCTTTATGTAGTCGTAAATAATCTTCAGATTTGGTGTCATGTATACATCTCCTACTATTAGGCTATTTTGTATCCAAAATGCCCGTATTAGGTCAAAATGTATTTGAATACAAACTAGACTAATAGTGAGGGATGTGCTTTTAACAGCCATCACCTCGAGTGAGATAACAGTTTCCTAGCTTCTAGCGTTATGTACGGAGGATGAGCAGCGTTAAGTGGAAACGGCCAAAGCGCCCATTACCGTGGGGCAAGTTTACCCAAAATGCCTGTTCACAGGCTGTTCGTGGTCGTTCAACCCCCAAAAGGGTTGATTAGACCACTCCCACTCACTGTACTGTAATAGCATAATTATGTCTCTAACACGGGGTATATGACTTTTTGCCATATCCCCCTATAAGAGACTCCTAGATATGAGTGCACGCAGTAAACTTGAAAGATTACTGCTTCACGACTGAAATTACGAGAAAACTGCAAAAAGTTGTACGAGTAAGAGAAAAAGTGAGCACGAATATACTAAAATCCTTCTCTGACGGTCGCTCCGCTACCCCCGCCTTTGGCGGGGGGGCGCTGCGCCTCCGAAATAGGACGAGAGCGACCACACAGCACTTCTAACGCCCGTCTTGAGGTGCCACCTGACCCAGTGGCCCACGATCCACCAAAGGATGGCCATTCCCGATACCATGCACGATACCATGCACCCACCCACAAACTGATAGAAACAGCTTGACACGGGTGCGATCCGTGCTACGATTTCCCCATGAAGGCATCACCTACGCTTCCACACTACGACCCACGTTTCGGGCCAGTGGTGCGTTCGCAAGGTAAGGCATGGTCTGCGAGTAAACGATACCGTTACTCACAGGGTAGGCTGAAGATGCAAGGACTGCCGAACAATCGGCAACTACGGAAGGATGGCACAATGCCAAAGCTAGTAACGGAGAAGGTCGGATCGCGCAATCGTGAGAAGAGTGCGAACACAATAGAGTTGTTGTTCGACATGGCTGAGATCCTTGATCCCAGCGGAGACTTCTACGACACGCTTGTGTCGAAGGGTCTTGAATTGGAAGAGGGCGAAGACTACAACGTGCTCAATCCCGATGGCGAGATCGTGCACATGAAGTCTGCACCCGAGAAGGTACGAAGTGTGCTTCGCGAGTTCTTCGCGAACGAGCTCAACGTGCCGACAACGGTCAAGGTTCCGCCCACGGGTGCGAGTCAAAGCGCGAGTTCGCGGAATTGGATCAGGTTCCGCCCACGGCTTGACACACCGTTTACTGACGACGCCGCCAGAGATGAGTATTTGGAAGGCTAATCCCAGGGG